CGGGTGAATAAGTACATTCAAGGCTATGCATGGGGCGTTGTTCCACAAGTGGAATTCTCAGCAGGAGAATTGACAGACTTCGTTGCAGGTCGTTACTCCATAGGTTGTGCAATGATAACCCATAATGATGAAATGACAATGGCTTATTTGGAAGATGTGGACATTGAAGTTGAGGGCTTACAGGTAACTTTTGCCGCAGACCATATCGTTTACAAGTCCTGTGAGGTCTTTGTAGGGGGTGTACATGTCGCAACTGGAGAAGTCCAAGCCGGTATAGATACAATAGTTCCTATAATCAGTTTGGGCTCCTTAGATGAGCTTACGATGAATGAGGAAGATGAAGGAATTTTGGATAGGCTCATATACATGGGTAGGGTAGAAGGTTCGGTTCTACAAGACGATGTACAGAACTCGGTATTTAATGGGTACATCACGTTCTCTCCTCGGGTAATGGTTGGGGCGCCGCTTCAACTTGCTAATAAATCTCTATCCGTAAATGGTTCTATGGTTTAGGAGGTGTTTAATAAAATGGCAGATGAAAAAGGTTCAGTTAGTGAATCTGGTCCGGTCAAGGAATCGGTCAAAGAAGAGAAGTTTCCAATTTCGCAACTGGTGAAATACAGTAAACAGTTGTTCGGTGAGGAAATATACGTCATTGCCGGCGTGATATCGTTTAAGGGTTTAAAACCCGCTAACACAGCAACCAAAGAGGAATTTAGAGGGTATATCAATGAATTCCTTAATCACAGTGCTCATGTAGGTAAATAAGGAGGTGTAACTTAATGTCAGGTACTTTTGACGCATTACAGGTTTTTGAACCAAATCAGAGGTCAGGGTTTTTCTTGAATTTCTTGTCCAAAGCGACAAGTGCCGCTAAGTTGGCGGCGTTCGGTGTAGTTGCCGTTCCGGTTACAGCAGACTGGGGTCCCGCAGGATTATGCGACCCGATTCTGGCGTCAAATCTGGAAGGTGGCTTGAAATCGGTATTCTCCGACTCTACAGGTGGGACTGCCCACTTCGCGGTTCGGGAAATCCTTAAAAATGCCCGTGCGGTTCTTCCGTATCGTGCGGTTGGTACGGCAGTGGCCGGTGTCGTAACTGTAGCAAATATCGGCGTATTTACTGCGATATACAAAGGTATTTACGGCAATGGTAAAATCGTAATCTCGGCAAATCCTGTTTCGGGTAAAGATGTGGCAGTGTATGATAAGTTGAATGTTCTGCTTGTTACTTACACTGGTATTCTTACCAACGATGCCCTTGCGGCGGCAATTGCAAATTCCGGTTACTGCACTCTTGTTGTAGAGACTGGTAAGAACGCCACTGTTCCGGCAGAAGGTACATACACTTTAATAAGTGGTACTACCGATTTGACTGTAACCTCAGGCATGATAACCACGGCTCTGGCAGTACTGGAAACCGTAACCTCTGCTTGGGATGTGTTCACAACTGATGTGGATGATACCGCTATTCAGGATGCCATTGTGGTTTGGTTAAAACGCATAAGGACAGAAGGTTCCTATGTGCAGGCTGTTCTCGGTGCGGCGTCTGGTTTATCGGTTTCCGCCTCCATCGCTCGTGCGGCGGCCATGAATACGGAGGGTGTTATTTATAACTTCTCTGGATGGACACCGACTGGTGAGGTTTCGGCTCGGACAGCGGCAACATGTGCGGCTCAATTAGCCGGTATCGTTGCAGGCAAGGGTGCCAATGGTTCGGTGACGTATGCTGAGGTCACAGGAATTGAGACACTGGCATCGCCGCTCACCAATACTCAGGTCAAACAACTCAATGCTGGCGGCGTGGTTTGTGTTTTCAATGATGGGGAAACCTATAGGATTGAAAAGGGTATCAATACCCTCACAACCTACACTGCCATTCAGAACAAAAGATGGTCTAAGATACGTGTTATCCGCACGTTCGATGCCATTGCAAAAGGGTTGTCCTCAGCAGGCAATAAGATATATGTCGGCAAACTGGATAACGATGCGGATGGGCAGAAAACCTTCATTGCGGCAGTTCTCACCTTCTTGGGTGCCTGCTATGATGCTCATCTGATAAAGAAGGGTTATAACGCGTATGCAGACCCCGACTTCGCGGACTCCAATGCTGATGGCGATGGGTTCTTCTACAAATTCGAGATAGCGGTTGTCGACAGCATGGATAAGATGTTCGGCACTGTTATCGCATCTTAAAGGGAGGTAGATACGATGTCACAACATATGGTTCCACAGTACGCCATCAATGGTTCCTTGGGTGAGGTTAGGGATGAGAACGGGAAATGGATTGCCAATGCGCAGGAAGTTACCGGCAAAATCGTAATCGATAAAAAGGAAATCATGATGAGCGGTTCAAGGTCTGTCGGGTATAAGGCAGGCGCGGTTCGGGGTGACGGTACCCTTAGGATGTTGAAGGTTACATCCGAGTGGATACTCAAAGTCTCCGAGATAATGAGAGACCCTGCTCAACCTCAGTTCATCGGGCAACTTCTGTACAAGTTGGAAGACCCCGATTCGTTGGGCGTAGAGCGTGTTCTCCTAAAGAACGTACAATTTTGGGAGGTCGGCTTTGGTTGGAAGTTAGACGAATTGGTGGAAGATGAAATCCCGTTTACATTCACGGACATCGAGTTCTTGGATGTAATCGACCCCAATGCGGACTTCGTAACCTATGTAAATAAGTACAAGCCGTTACCCTACCCAGGTTCCAAATAAGGAGGATTTAAAAACATGGCAGACAAAAAGATTCCCGAAGAGTTTGAGTTGGGAAAAGGCGATTTAGAACTGGCACCCGAAGATGAGGAAAACGGTACGTTGGTAGACCCTTTAGAGGCTTTACTGGCAATCGACCCCACAAAGGAAGTTACAGGTTTTAAGTACATCGCCAGACTCAAAGCAAAGGTGGAGTTCAAGGCTCCTGGTGACGAATATGAAAAACTGGTTGACCGTTGCACCCGTACAATGTTCGTCAAGCGCACCCACCAAAAGGTTAAAGAGACCGACTATAAGAAGGTCAATAATCTGTTGCTATTCAACTACATTATCAAACCTAACCTCAGTGACCCGAAACTCTTGGCGCATTATGGTGTAAACTCCAATGTAGCTGAGGAAATCGTGGCAAAGGTATTTTTACCTGGTGAGAGGGACGCCATAGCAGACGCCATCCTCACACTTGCAGGATATACCGATGAGGTCGTGGACGATGTAAAAAACTCCTAAAGGATGGCCATTATTTAACAAACATGTTGTATCAGGCCTTCGTGGTGGCAGGCGTTCTCCCGTGGGACTTTATGAAGTTACCCATGAGGGAACGTCAGCTACTATACATCTTCTTAGAATACAACATTGAAAATGGAGGTAAAGGCTGTCCATTCATGCAGAGTAAAAAGACTGTCACTTAAGGAGGTGGAGCGAATTGGCAAGCAGACTTCAGGCTACGTTTGAGTTTAAAGATAATCTTAGCGCCAAACTGAAAAAATCAGTTTCAAACATAGACAATGCAGGCAAGAAATCAAAAGAGGCCACTCAGCAAACGCAACGTTTGACCAAATCGCTCCATGCTTTGGCAGACGGTGCACAGGCCGGATGGCGTAAGGTAGAACAATTCGGAGAAAAGGTTGCTCGTGTGGGTGCTATGGTTGGCAAGGTTGGACTTGTCATTCAAGGCGTAAAAGCCGCATTTGTAGGTTTGGTCGGCGCATTGGGTGTCTCAGTATCAATTGCAGGATTGGTGGCAGGCATCAAAAAAGGTTCAGAAACTATTAATAACTTAGAACAAATGGGTGTCACGATGAATACCATTTTCAGCGGTTCAGCTAAAGATGCTGGTAATGCCATGAAGTGGTTATTGGACTATGCAGAAAAAGCACCAGGTGAGATACAAGATTACTTGAGTGCGTTGATTATATTAAAGGCTCAAGGTATGGACTTCAAGCGTTGGACTCCGGTTTTCGGTGATGCCGCCGCCGGTATGAAATCTATGGGCGTGGGTATCGACCAGTTGACAGATATTCTTGTTAGGATGAACGCAGGCGCCCAATTTGGTATGCTACAG